CCGGTTGCCGTCAAGCGTTACACTGGTGACTTGGTTCTGGGCGGCATCCCATGCAATTGTGGCGGCATCGGTCAGTGTCGTTGCGTTAAAGTTCTGGGTCTTGCTGAACTCCTGCGCGACATCAATGCCAGCAACGGTCAGATCACTATCCTGCACAGTCAACACGCGAGTGTTGCCAGTGGTAATACCCACGCCGTCCATGCGGAATTTCTTGGTGTTGTCAGCCGGATCAGCCAGTGTGAATGTGTCTTCTAGGACATCAGTTCCAGCATTTACCTTTGCTAACAAAGACATAAGTGAGCGCAACGAGTCATTGACACTGCTTGGTAGCATAGTGCCTTCGCCCAGATCGATGGACTCAATGTCTGTGTTGTTGGACGCTGTCACGTCAAAATCTGTAATTGCGTTCTTTGCCATATCTAATCACCTCTAGTGTGTTTATATCATTTCTATTGCGTCTAATCCAGACCGAGCCTTTTTTTCTGTAACAGTGAGAGCGGCTTCCCTGTTTTCTGCTCTATCATCTCGCCAACAACAGGCGGTGGTGATGATGCCCCACCAAATGGCTCACCAAAAACAAATGGCTGTAAAACCGCGCCCTCAATAACATTTGATACAATGTTTATATTAGCTGGTGACAATACGCGACCCTGTCCAGTCTTGATCTTAAGCAACTGATTTACACTATCAGGGTCAGTGATCGCTTTGGCTAAAACATCAAGATTAGCGTTAATAATACCGCGTTGCGCTCTCTCTTGTGCTTTACCAAAAATTCTATGCGGTGACATAATATTTGTTACAGCCCCTGCACCCATTGCATTTTCAGTAACATCTTGTATGACACCTAAATTCTGTGATGTCACACTGTTATAGTTTATTGTTTGCCCGATACGGCTATAAACAGTCATTAGGTTATTAAATGCTTCAAATTGCTCTGGCGACATAGCCGCTTTTAGCCTAGCCTTTTGAGATGGATTGCCAGCCATCTTCGACCAGAATGACATGACCTGTTTAGATGCCGCCGCATCAGGACGACTTAGCCCACTTAACGATTCTTTTGAGGCAAGCTCCCATTGCGCGTCCAACGCCCCACGCAATAGCGCGTTAAACTTAGCTTCACCATTAGGCAAGGCAAGAATATTTTTTCTTGCTCTAGCAATTGCGGCTGGACTGTCTGACATAATGAAACGTCCGGCATCCATTAATTGGTCATCTGTAAGGTTAGATATTTTATTCAGTGATCCAGCTACCGCTAAGTCGATGTCACCACTTAAATCACCCCAAGTCTGACGCGCCTGTGCAAATGACGGCGCGGCAGTATCAAGCTGAGATAAAAGCGAATCTTTTAAATCTTGCGCCCTATTTGCCGCCTTATTTTTACCTTGCCTCCTTAAACCATCTATTATGTCGTCTAATGGCTCTTTAACGCTTTGCTGTATTTGCTCTAATGACATATCACTACGCAAAACACGTTTGCCATTAACTATTTGAGTATAACCTTTTTTTAAGCTGTTTAATTGCCCTGCTAGTTGTGGGAAATCTCTAATTGACAAATCAACCTGTGAATTAAAGGACTGCAAGCTAATGTTTTGGCCAGCCTCTGCTTGAGCTTTAGTATAAAAAGGTTTTGCCGCAAGCTCGCGTTCATTCTTAAGCAATTTTATCGATTGTTCTGCCGCCTCTCTGCCAACTGCCCCAGCTTGCTCACCAGCAAGCGGAGATATGCTTTCAATGAACGATTTGCCAGCCTGACTTGCTTGTTGCCCTCTGGCCTCGTAAAATTGTTGCATCAAGTCTGCTGTTTTTGGCATGTCACCTAATATGCGCTGTTCTCTACCCAAGGACACAACTTTAGTTAGCTCTGCTGGAGTCAGTACAATGCTAGTGCCGTATTCCTTGTTAACTGCTTCTAACGCTTCTTGTGCGGCTGACAAATCTTTTTTATCTCCACGCTTTAAAACATCTGCGTATTTTTTGTAATAACGCGATGCCATAGCGCGTGACATACCCTTACCGACAAGTGTGGCTATTCCAGCACCACCTGCTTCAAAGGCCGCCGCCATTCCTAGCTGTGACACATCTCGTGGCTCACCCATAATAAGGTTTGCTAGCTCTTGTCTAGCGGCCTCACCTATTGTAGCACCTGATGTAGCCATAGCAGTAAACCCTGCTGGGGTTTTTGTTGCAGTACCTGTTAATGGCGATGCGGCTAGTAAGCTACCGCCTATCGCACCAATAGGTTGAAACAGTTCTCCGGTTTGTTCAGCAATTTCGCCAAGCAATCCTGTATTTACATAAGCAATTTTGCCGTCATCGGTTACATAGACAACCTCGCCTTCTGGCGTTGTTCCGAATCTTTCGGTTGGCAGTCCTAACTGTTGAGCAAAATATTGCTTGCGCCTTTCAGGGTCTTTTGCAAGCGATGCAACCGCGACATCATAAAATGGCAGTTGATACTTTGATTCTGTTGTCACCCTTTCAGGCATAAACATTTCTGCTATTGCTGGCATACTTAGCAACGCATCCATCTCAGCGGTTTGCTGTGACATTGGCTTGCCTGACTGCGCTTGCTGTAAAAGTGATTGTGCCATTATTGGTTAGCCTCGTTTGCTCTGAACTCTGATATTTCATCAGCCCACAAATTAGCGGCTTCTATTTCTGTTTCAGCTAATCCTCTATCTAAAGCATCGTCAATAAAGTCACTAAAGAAAACAGTTTCGCTATCAACAGTATAATCAAGCGGATATTTATAAGCCAAATCATCAGTAATTTTTTGATTGCCTGTCAACAACAGTTTAGCCCTGATGTTGATTGATCTTAACGCATTAATCTGTCCATTTATTTTGGCTTGGAACTCAATAGGTGAGTCGCCACTAAATGGATTTGCAATACTGCCAAGATAACCATAACTGGTTCGGATTCTTGTGTTTTCTTGCTTGGATACTGCCGCACCAGATAATTCATTAAGGGTGTCTGAAAATACTTCGTTAATGCGTGATGCTGTCTCAACAAATTTAATCGCATCTTGTCTATCTTCATCAGAAACTTTGAAGCCAAAGCCAGACTTGATGTTAGTCATTGCCATATTGAATCTAGGCGCGAATTGCGACATAGTTTCGTTATACATATCTCTTGCAGAAACAAGGCTATTAAGAGTTGCGTCAGAGGATAACAATTTACTTTCTAAGTCGCCCTTGGTTTTGCTGGCTAACTCAGGAACTTCCCCAGTGCCTGTAATAAATTCAACAGAACCATCTGGGTTTGTTATCATCCTTGTGAACTGACCTTTCTTTCCTGTCGCCATCCTTATATATTCGTTAAACTCAGGGCTACCCATCTCAAGACCCATAGCTAACGCATTTGTAATGGCGGCTGTCGTCTCTGGCTTTTCTGGCTTCATAGCCTGTGCAACATCTAACTCAAAGGTAGCCATCGCAAGCTGGTCAGCCAAGTCTTGACGGCGTTTTTCCTCTGCACGATCACGAGCCGCTTGTTCAGCCTCTGTGTAAGCCGCGCCAGCAGAGCCTAGTATTTGACCCATGCTAAGTGGCTTGTCGGTGTAGCCTGATGCCGCTAATAGCTGTTGTGCCGCCGCTGACAACCCAGCACCTTGCGGTGTGCCTCGTTCTGGCAATCGTAACTGTGCGGCTCTTAACTGGTCTAATCCACTAAGCCGTGTTTGTGGCATACCTGCTGGGCGTGGCTGTGGCAGAGGCACACCCTGCTGTGTTGCCTGTTGTGGTGGAAGCATTGTTGGGCGTGGAAAGGGTACGCCAGCAAAAGCCTCGCGCTGTGGCGTTCTCTGTTGGATGCCCTGCAAAACAGATGAAATACCAGCAGAGCTATACGGCATCGGCTGTTGCGATCCAAGTACATTTTTCACAGGTGACAACTGCATTTGTGACCCAGTTGGTGTATACATATTTAAATTAACTGGTGGTACATTAAAACCGTTTGCCATTAGCCCATCATCCCTAATAAACCGCCGCCAATTGCAAATGGTGCAAGCCCACTAGCCCCTGATGCGCCAAATGCCTGACCTAGTTGTGCGCCAGCTAGACCACCGCCTAATGCGCCAGCTAATGGCTGTCTAAATTGTGGCGTGATTGCTTCACTGCCAATAGTGCCACCTTGAACCATTGTTAAGTAATCAGCTAGTTTTGCGGCTGGTCTAGCTTGCTCAAACTGGAAACGCTCGATATCAGCCGCTAGTTCTGCGCCAGCCTGTGCCTCGCGGATCGCGCCAATCCCACTAAGTGTGTCATAATCAGCAAACCCAAACTGACGTGCCGCTGGTGCTTGTTGGATAGCGGCTTGCTGTGCCTGATAAGCATATGGGGCAAGGGCATTTGCTACTGCCGCTTGCTGATAGCCAGAGCCGTAACGTCCGGCTCTTGCGGCCTGTGATTCAATCTGCTCAGCCACTGGTCTAAATGCCGCTGACTGTAATGGGTTAGTTCCCATCAGGTTCTGCATTACTACATTTTGTGTGGCTGGGATGAATGGACTACCAGCAATAGCCTGTTGACGCATACCGCCCATTGCCATCTGCGTTTCTGGTGAGAAGCCGACAACGGTGCTTTCTGGGTAGTATTGCGGAGTAGGTGATTCATATATCCGCTGTGCTTCTGACAGACCGTACTCTAAGAACGGCTGTGCATACGCTGGTGCGGCTGTTGATGATGTAATGGTTCTGGTTGAACCGCCACCCTTGCTCATATCATAGTTCCTTCACAAAAACTGTGGACTGCGATTGATAGTCCATTAACTTACGTTTCCAACCCTTACGGCCAATAATTTCCATGCCGTTACAGCCGATTGATCTAGCCCACTGAGCAATGTCTTTTTCGGCCTCTATTAACTCATCCAAATCGCCACCAGCTAACCATATGCGGCAAACGCTTCTGCGTGGATAGTCAACTATCTCCGTTACAATAGCACACTTTTCTCTAGGAAAAAACTGTGCCTTGCCATTCTGTACCGCCAGCCACACATCGTTAATGCGGTGGCTATTACTAGCATAGGGCAGTGCCGCCTCTATCCAGTGTTGGCATCGCGACCACTCATCCAATAATGAGGTATGCAATGTCTGCGTCATGTCCATTATTATGGTGTCCTATAATCATATTGCCGTTGGTGCTTGTGCCTTTAACATATGGATGGTGCTTGGATGAAATGTCATGGTCATAACCAGTGAAAAACACTATGCTCTCCACATTATAGCGTGGGTCTACAACCGTTGTCTCATTTGTGTGAGATGCAAGTGTGGCATAACCAACACTGTTTAGACCACCCTCGATAGTACGATTAAGCACCTCTGCAATCTCTCGCGTGGTGGCTGTGACTGGGTTCAGTGTGCGAAAGTTAGTCTGTCGCTGACGAATTGTCATCTGCGTCCAATCCCCCTAGCCTCGACATCAATACCCTGTGCCGTTGACCAGTTGCCTGTTAAGTTCATTCTCAGCCTGTGATAGCGTCCTGACTCGCGGAATGGCGCAAAGCCCTCATCGTTCATCGATGCCGCCGCACCAAGTGTCGCTGTGCCACTAGGCGTGTTCTTTGTGCCAATCTGCACAGTAGCAGTGCCATCCTCGTGATATGGATATACCCTAGTCACAATACTATGCTTGCCCTCTGACAGCGCAATATCGCCTGTTTCAATCGTTGCCGCAAGCGGATCACCTGTGAATGTGTACAGCCTTGCGCCTAATGCACCACCAAAGAAATACTCACCGCCCTTAAACAAGGCACTGTCCAGCGTTGACGACAATCCGTCCAATGTGGGCGAAATGTTATCTAGCTGATCCATTGTGTAGCCGGATGAGAAGAATGGCGCAATGTAGTTTGCGCTAACCTCTGCCAGTGACCACTTGCCCAGCACATAGTTATAGATCAACATCTTGTCTGGAGTACCAGTCGTGGACTGGGTACTTGTATAAGACCATATGGCGATCTGGTTCTGTGGATCAACTGATGCTGACATGTTCTTAGCGTAACTTGAATTAAAATCTTTCAAGAAAAAATCGTTAACCTTCTCAGCACCAATAGGCGTGGTCTTCTGCCCATCAAAGGCATAGAAACCATCATCCGACAAGAAAAACACAATAGAGCCAACATTACACACTGAGCCGGAATACTTACAGCCGCGCTGGGTTTCCACTTTGTCGAACTGAAACACTAGCGGCAAGCCTGAATAGGTAGCGCGAACAATAGCTCGTTCCATTAGGATAGTCGCGTATTCTCCACCAACTAGGCCAGTGATAGCACCTGCGTCTGGTATGTCCTGAAAGTCGGACTGATTTGTGCCAGCCGTCCAGTCAGTTGCGGTATTGAATCCAGACCATTTGGTGCGGTATGGAATACGGCCTGAACCCTCATCAATATTAGCTGTGAACACAAAGTCACGCACGACCGCAATATAGTCAGCCTTTGGCGCATCTGTTGACAGCACAGCAAATTGCGTGGATGTTCCTACTGTCCATTTCTGGATGCTCTCACCCACACCGCCAGCCGCATAGACTTC